GGTATAACTCGCTTCCCGCCGAGGACCGGGTGACGTCCTCATAGAACCCTGTTTCCCAGGACGTAACGTGAGAACCAAAGTCTGGTGGCAATGCAGCCATTCCCACACCGGAACCATCCCGAGCCGCGTCGTGAACAGCGACGATCAGCTCGGCCACTGGCTCGTCGGGGTCGAGCGCACGCACGCCAAGCTCTATCCGCTCTGCCCGGGGAGTCTGCTGCGCATCGCCCCGAAGAAGGCACTGCTAAATAACGACGCCGTCGCGCTGCAGTGGGCGATCGATCATAAGCGCGTCCACCTGAGTTACGAGGAACGCAAAGACGCGCGCCTCGTGCTGACCTAGAACCTGATGGTGCTCTGGTCGAGCTGGGACCTGTGCGGGTTCTGGGAAGGCGATAGCGTTTAAAGCTAGTGACGCGTGCGCGTCTACGACCCCATTTTTTTAGATCCCACTTCATGGAGTTCACCCATGCCTGACGAATCCGCCGTCTCGTCAACGGCAAACGACAGTACGGAAACGGTAGCCGCCGCGCCCCTTTACGATGCGGGCACAACGACCGACCCGGCGCACGAGGAGACGTCGCCACCCTCCGATCCATCATCCGAGCCCCAAACAGGCGAAACCGCGCCGGAGTCGGAACCCGGGACCCCGAAACACGATCGAGCGAAAGCGGAACCCGCATCCGCTGCGGAAAAACGGATCAAGCAATTGATCGCGCAGCAGAAGCAGATGCAGCAGCGCCTGGACCGCTACGAGCGGCCGAGCGACGCGAAGCTGGACGAGCCGCGACCGCCCCGCGAACAGGACTTCCGCACCTGGGAAGACTTCGAAGCCGCCAAAGGTGTCTACGACCAGAGGCGGATCGAGTACCTCACCAAAAAAGCCGTGCAGGACGACCGCCTCCAGCGGGAACAGCAACGGCTCGCGGAGGAGCAGACGCGCGTGGAACAGGAGACGCAAGCCTCCTGGACGAAACGCAAGCACGCCACCCTCAAACGGCACGCCGACTTCGATGTCGCGAAAGCGATTGACGCGGTCGATGCGAACCCCGCGACCGACGGCTTCATCGTCGACTCGGAGATCGGCCCGGATCTGCTGCACTACCTGCAGGCCCATCCGGACGAAGCCGAGCAGCTCCGCGAGATGTCCCCCTACAAAGCCGTCCGGCACATGACCAAGCTCGAAGCGACGCTCCTCGATCAAATCCACGGCACCCCTGCCAAACCGCTCCCGCGACCACCCCGCACCGTCGATGGACGCTATGCCCCCTCGGCCCAGCCCAAAACGGTGGGTGAAGTCCTCTACGGCGCGGATTAAACCCCACTCCATTCCCCCACCTGCGCACGACGCGCAGGTCACTCGAAAAGGAATTCGCAATGGCTACCTTAGCTACCGGAGCCCTGACCCTGTCCGACTGGGCCAAGAGGCTCGACCCCAACGGGAAAGTGCCGACGATCGTCGAGCTGCTGGCCCAGACCAACGAAATTCTCGACGACATGTTGTTCGTCGAAGGCAACCTCCCGACCGGCCACCGCACCACGGTCCGCACGGGATTGCCGACCGTCGCCTGGAGACTCCTGAACCAGGGCGTCGCTCCTAGCAAATCCACGACCGCTCAAATCGACGAGCAGGCCGGCTCTTTGGAAGCCTGGTCGGAAGTCGACGTGAAGCTCGCTGCCCTCAACGGGAACGTGAAAGCGTTCCGCGCTTCTGAAGCCTCCGCGTTCATCGAAGCGATGAACCAGGAAATGGCGCAGACCCTGTTCTATGGCAACGCCGGCACCGCCCCGGAAGAATTCACGGGCCTCGCGCCCCGCTACGCCTCGATCTCGGGCGCCACGAATGGCTCGCACGTGATCTCGGGCTCCGGATCCGGATCCGACAACTCCTCGGTCTGGCTGATCGTCTGGGGCGAACAGACCGTGCACGGCATCTTCCCGAAAGGGTCGAAGGCCGGACTGCAGCACAAGGATTTCGGCGAGGAAACCGTCGAAACCACCGCGGGCGTCGGCGGCAACCGCATGCGCGCCTACCGCGAACAGTTCACCTGGGACTGCGGAATCGCACTTCGTGATTGGCGGTATGTGGTACGAATTTGCAATCTTGACATTTCCAACCTCGTGGCCAAGTCCTCGGCCGCGGATCTCCAGGAACTCATGATCAAGTCGACCTACAAGGTGCCCTCCCTGAAGCAGGGCCGCGCCGCGTTCTACATGAACCGGACGTGCGCCGAGATGCTCGACATCCAGCGACGCGATGACGTGCAGACGGGCGGATCGCTCGCCTACGACGTTGTCGACGGCAAACGCGTGATGAAGTTCCGCGGCGTGCCGATCCGGATCTGCGACCAGTTGACGGAAGCCGAAGCGACCATCAGCTAACCCCACCACCACTCCAAGGAAGGAACACCCAAATATGTTTACAGATGCACTGGGATTGCTGTCGGACGCGCAGGCGTTTTCATCCACAGCCGTCTCCACCAACGCGATCGACCTCGGCAACATCACGCCGAAAAATGAAATCGGCAATGGCGAGCCGATGGAAGTCCTGATCACCGTCGACGTCGCCGCCGACGGGACCACGACCGATGAGACCTATGAGTTCCGCTTCATCCAGAGCGCGAACGCCAACCTCTCGTCGGAGGACAACCTCTGCTCCCGCACGATCACCTACGCCAACCTCACGGCCGGCTCCGTCCATCACCTCCCGGTACCGCCGGGCTCGATCACCAAACGGTACATCGGGCTGAAGGGCGTGCTCGGCGGCACCACGCCGTCGGTCACGATCACGGCATTGCTGATGCCGACCGCGATGGTCCAGAAGCTGACCACCTACGCCAAGGGCTACACGATTTCGTAGTTCTGTCTCGTCTCCTTGTCCTGTCTCCCACGGGCCGGTTCATCGCCGGCCCGTCTTTTTTAGAAACCACTGAAAAGGAATTCCTGAATGAAAGTTCGAGTGCTGCCCGGGAAAACCGGCTTCTATCCGACCAAGACCCCGCTCGGGGAAGACTGGAAACGCCGGCGCGAAGGCGACGTCTTCACCCTCCACCCGCGCGACATCACACCCGTCGATGTCCATTCGCAGAAACCCATTCTCGACGGGAACGGCAAACCCGTCGTGCGTCACCTGACGGTCGAGGACCAGTTCTCGGTGAACTGGATGGAGCGCGTGGAGGAGGAAACCCCCGAGTCGCTCACCTCCGCTCAGGAAGCCCTCTCGAAAGCCAACGCCGACATCCTCTCATCCCGCCGGCCCTCCCGCGCCCGCGCTTAAGCGTGAGCGGCTGCGAACCGAAGCCCGACAGGGCGCAGCCATCAAGTAAAGGACACCTCTCATGAACACCGCGAAAGCCGTTTCCACCGTCACCCGACCCAATGACACCACCGCGTACACCGCCGGCGACGTCGTCGCCGATACCCCGGGCACGCGCTTCACCTTCTCGGGTCTGCCGATCTCGACCGGCCAGGGCGGCATGATCCAGACCGTCGTCGTGATCGATTCGGTCGTCGCCGCGACCCCTCCGGATCTGGAGCTCTGGCTCTTCGATGCCGACGTTGCGGCCATTGCCGACAACGCCGCCTTTGCGCCCACCGATGCCGAGCTGCTCAACCTGGTCGGGATCGTCACCCTGGCGACCGCGTCCTTCAAAAAAGGAACCGTCAACCAGGCCTGCGTCTCGCAGAACCTCGGTTGCTCGTTCAAGTCGGACATCCTCTACGGCGTGCTCGTCGTGCGCAATGCGTACACGCCGACCGCCAACGAAGTGTTCAAGGTCGTCCTGAGCGTCATCCGGTAATGAGCGGCTGCGAATGTAAGCCCGACAGGGCGCAACAGGTAAACCAATGACCCTCGTGATGGTGATGAACCTCGACTATGCGTGGGGTGAGGCCGCGGCCGCCCCCACCGTGTCGAATGACTTCAACTACGCCTCCATTTACACGCGCTCGCGCTGGGTTCTGCTCGTCGCGTCCTTCCTGATCGAAAGGCTCTCCCGTGGCTGATAACGTAACGCTCAATTCCGGCTCCGGCGGGGTGACCGCCGCCACCGACGACGTCGCCGGCGTCCACTACCAGTATGTGAAGCTGGCCGATGGAGCGGCGGATTCGACCGCGAAAATCGGCGGCGATGCCACCAACGGGCTCGATGTCGATGTGACGCGCGTGTCCGGCAACGTCACCGTGGTTCAGGGCACCGCCGCGAACCTGAAGGTCGATCCCTCCGCTGTCACCTCCCCGATCAGCGCGGCATCCTTGCCGCTCCCCTCGGGCGCGTCCACGGCCGCCAAGCAACCGGCCCTGGGCACCGCGGGCAGCGCCTCGACCGACGTCCTCACGATCCAGGGCATCGCCTCGATGACGAAACTGCTCGTCACGCCCGATTCGGTCGCCCTTCCGGCCAACCAGTCGGTGAATGTGGCGCAGATCAATGGCGTCACGCCGCTCATGGGCGCCGGCAACACGGGCACGGGCTCGCCGCGCGTCACGATTGCGACCGATCAAGCTGCGGTGGCAACGACGCCGGCGGGCAACGTCGCGCACGACGGGGTCGACTCCGGCAATCCGATCAAGATCGGCATGCGCGCGATTGCGCACGGCACGAACCCCACGGCCGTCGCCGCAGCAGATCGAACCGACTGGCTCGCGAACCGCGCGGGCGTGCCCTTCGTCATTGGCGGGCATCCGAACATCGTCACGATTGAAGCCGCTTACACCGCGGCGCAAACCGATACCGCGATTGTCACGATCTCGACCGGTTTAAAAATTGTCGTCACGCAGATCCAATTCGTCTGCGACAACGCCAACACCGTCGACGTGGGCGTCCGTGTGGGATTCGGCACCGCCAATACCCCGACGACGACGGGCGTCGTCCTGACCCATCCCGGCGTCGCGGCCGGCTCCGGCGTCTCGCGCGGGGATGGCTCGTCCATCGTCGGTGTGGGCGCCGATAACGAAGACCTGCGCGTCACGAGCGAAGTGCCGACGACGGGATCCTGCCGCGTGCTGGTGTCGTACTACACGGTGGAAAGCTAAGCCGTGGCTGTCTTCGTCAACAACCAACCCCTCGCGCTCGTGAAGGACCAAAGCCAAACCTTTGGTCCCTTCGATCTGTCCGACGCGGCATTATCCGTCCGCATCGGCGCGACCTGCTCCGCGTGGGCCGACCTCATCGTCCTCGGAAAGATTAAAGAAGTCTTCCAGGCGACCCTCGAGGTCTCTCGCGATGGCGGCGTGACGTGGAACCCCGAAGGCAGCTTCGGCGCCACGGGCGACGTCCGCAGCGTCGGGTCCGAAGCCCACGCGCGCATCGGTCTCTACCCCGGCGTCGGGCGGAAGATCCGCGTCACCGTCACGTCGCGGGTTGCCGCGCTCGCCACCATGCTGCGCATTGAGAACTCGCTCACCGTCGGCACGCCCGGGCAAACGTCCGGCAGCGGATCTTCAGCCTCGGTGGCGGTCGACGTCGGCAGCGGCGCCGAGCGGGCCATCTTCGCTTTCAATTGCCGCGAAAACTTCGCGACGCTCGATTCCTTTACATACAACAGCGTGGCGCTGACCGACATCACGACCACCAGCGGGACGCCGTACGTCACGGCGCGCTATGCGGTGAATCCCGCGTCAGGCTCCCATACCCTCGCGAGCGACTGGTCTGGCTCGGGCTCGTGCTCATTCGGCATGGCGGGCGTCCCGTTCTCCGGCGTGGATCAAACCACCGCCTACGACGGGTTGCAGACGGATACGACGCTATCGTCCAGTCAACTGTCGGTCACGGTGACGTCGGCCACAGGCAACTACGTCCTGAACGGCGCGATCATGGTCGGCTTCGGTCCGCCGAATACCATCACCCCCGACGGATCCCAGACCGCCGCTGCCGATTGGGACGTGATGGGCGGCAATAACTCGGCGGGCGGTGTGGCTTATGAAGCAGGCGCGTCCTCGGTCACGTTGACCTGGACGGGATCATCCTCGCCCTCCGGCGGCCGGCAAGTCGGCTTCAACGTGCGCGCCTCGGGCGGCGGGGCCGCGACCTTCCTCAAAGACATGATCGGTTTCGATTTCATTCCCCGGAAAAGGTAACGATGACACTCCCTCTTTCAACGGCGGTCTTGACGATCGTCAATCTGATCCTCGTCGCGCTCATGATCACTTTCGCCATTCGCGCGAAACGCGCCTCCATCGGCGTCTTCAAAGACGCCAATGCGGTCGCGTCTC